AAACGAAAATATAAAAGAAAAGGCAGGAATTGATATGAAATTTATTGAAGATACATCCATTGGAAAATTAGCAAAAGAAATTCTCGAAGATGTCGATGTTGGAAAATTACAAAAATCTATGGGCGAGAATGGTGATATATTGAAAGCAATTGGTGATCCCGATAGTGGATTTGCTAATATAATCTCTAATGTAAGTCAAAAGATGGCAAACAAAATTTCAAACGGTGAATTAAAACAAGATAATTTGATAGAAGATGCGATGAAATTTGCATCTGTCATGCCCGGTATGTTTGGAAAATCAAATGGAAATGCTGGAAACGCTGGAAACTCTCCAGATATTGGAAATATTATGAATATGATGTCTGCAATGATGGGAGGTGGTGATAAAAATATGGATAATCTTTTCAAAGATATGGCCAAAAAACAGAAGTCGTCTAAAGGCACAAAGACAAGTTATAACGAGGGTGCATTGAAAAAAATGGCGCAGGCAAAGAAAATGAAAAAGAAACTTATGCAAAAACATGCTTTAGAAAAGAAAGACGAATAAAAATAATTTAAATTAAATAGATACGAGAAAAAATGTTTTGGACACAAGATATTTCTTTGTTAATGAAACCCGAATTGTTTCCTACGAGCGATATGTCGTTTGATGAAAAAACAAATGCATTAACTCGTCTGACTATATTTATTTGTCTAGTATTATCACTTGTATTACATGATTCGAGAATTATTCTTTTAATGATTATATTGGTGCTATTAATATTTATTATTCAAAGATATATAGATGATTTCGGAAAAGATACTGAAGAATTTTTAGTCGAGAATAAAATAGATGTTATTGATAATAAAATATGCACACGCCCTACAAAAGATAATCCATTCATGAACCCTTCGGTGTCAAATATGGATATTTTTTATGATAGTGATGTAACAGGAGCATGTCAATCTTTCACACCTGAAGTTGAGGCAAATATTAATAAGATATACGATGAGGGTATGTTTATAAACTCAGACGATCTTTATAATAGAGATACTGGAAAACGCCAATTCTATACAGTTCCTGGAAGTAAAATACCAAACGATCAATCAATTTTTGCAAATTGGTTGTATAATAGAGGAGCAAGTTGTAAAGAAAACAATGGCATTAGATGTTTTAATAATATGTATCGTGATTTACGAATATAATTTATTTTTATATTTTTATTTATTAAAATAAGATAGGAACATGGATAAAACATACAATGCGAATGTTCATTTGAATTCAGATACATGCTGGATGAATGCTAAAGACAAAAATAATTCTATTCTTGAACAATACTCATTATATAATAATGACACATCAAGAAAAGAAAAAGAATACGGTAGTATGCCTGATTTTCTTTTAGATCATGTTAATCTACATGCACGTAATGGATATGGTGTTTCTGACGATTATTTAATTGATTCTTATTCTTCTTTACGTGTTAATAAAGAATCAATGACAAGAGATAGATGTCCTATACAATTAATTACAAGAACATTTGCCGGAGGTCCTAGATTAACTGGAAAAACTGGTGATATTAACAAAGAACTAGATGTGTTATCCGGAAGTGATACACGATATGCACCGGTAACATCTGGGGGAATGGATTCTCGTCAAGAAATAAAATGCAATAAATCAATTATGGAACAGACAACAAATCAATTTATGCCAATGTTGGATTGTATTAAAGATGTTCAAAACCCTGACAACATTGTTCCATCGTGGCAAAGGGGCGGTGAAGACACAAGATCGTATGTAAATAAGGTAAAATTCAATAAACACTATCAAAAGATTTCATAAAAAAGTATCTTTATTTATTAGATAATGAGTTTCAATAGAACAAAGTATGATACTTGTTCTTATAAACAAAACTTGCAAAATAATGTTAGTACATTAGGATATGTTTTGTCTCCTTTAAATTTTGAAAATCAATCAAAATGTAGACATCAACTTGGATTTGTTGGCGGAACTTCGGTTTCGCATATCAAAGGAAATTTAGTGGATCTTGATAGCGAATTACGAGGACAAACAAGATATGTTTCGAAATGTGGAGACAATATGTATGTTCCTACTAACGATGGTATTATCAAAAATGACAAAACACCACCAATAGATACTTCTATGCTTCATCTTCCCGTGTGCCAATCTATAATGTACAGAAGTATCCCACTCCCTCCTAAAATGAATTACGACAAATGTTAATATAAAAATATATTATTTTATTAGAAGAATTGATATGAATCAACCATCTGATACAAGATTGAGTCAAGACAGTTGTAGTTATACTGAAAAACTAAAACGTACTATTGGACCTGGTTTATATTCATTGAATACTCCTTATAATGATTGTTCTCCTTGTAGAGTTATACCTAATGATCCATCTATACGTTTTCAATCATATGGACCAAATACATGTTCCATGAAAACTGCCGTTGATGACTCAAGTGAACTTTTAGGAATAAACTACAAAAAAAGTAAGTGTAACGCAGACCAATATACACCTGGTTCATACAAACCATCGAGTGGTTGTATAGTTAATGGTCAAGAAAATCCAAGAACATGCTTGGCACCAAGAGAAGATACAAGAATGTCTAATCCCGCCAGTACATTGAAAGGAACGGGTATTAATCGATGGGAATGGTTGTGTTATGATCCACAAGAAAGAGCAATCGAAGGTTTTGACAGAGTTCCTGTCAACTATAGAATGGTAGCAAAAGATAATCACACACCAATTTTTGAAACACCTCAAGACCAAGATGTATTTTTCCCCAATAGTACTTTAGTTAATCCAGATGGTAGCGAATGGCAAAAAGGAAACGCTCAACACGTATTTGCCCCTGGAAACCCATATGGGTCATTTGGTTATAATGTAAAATGTAAGTCAGTATAAATAAATATTATATCAAATATAATATATGATTTTTAAAAAAAATATACATATATCTGTTGCAAAATGGAGAGATCTAATAAATAATCCAGACTTAAGATTTTTTGATCATAAAAAACATTTGTTGTTAACAACTTCTCGTGAATTTGAGGGATATGTTATGAAAGTTAATTCTTGGGATGATATGTCAATGAGAAACGATTATGGTATATTAAAAAAAATAAAACACCAAAATATAATAACACCAATTTGTTATTTTGAGTATGAAGGCGATATCTTTAAATATCTAAGTGATGAAGATTATGACATTTGTAACGACGAAGGAAATTTTGAAGATATATCAGTTGTTATTCGTAAATACTATACTCCTTTAGAACATTATGAAGTTCTTTTAAATAACGAAATATACCATCAAATTGTTCTTAGTATGTTTTATTTATTGTTTGTACATAATATAAGAATAAATAATTTGAATATATCTAATGTATTTTTTGAAAATAGTTTTATTAGACAACATACACTCAAATATAACTTGTTTTCTAAACAGTATATTATTCAAAGTAAAAAAATTGTAAAGTTTGATTTGGAAAATATAGAAATTCTGGATAAAATTGAACCTGTTCACTTTCAAGAATTACTATCTCAGTTATTTGACATTTTACAGAAAATACAATGTCGAAAAAATGTTGTTTTTTCTAGTGACGACACACCTAAGAATATATTGGAATCAATACTACAAAAAATTTAATTATTTTTGCAAATGCTTTGAAATATCACGATAACAAAGCAATATGTATTTTTATAATACTATTTTTTATCCCTTAATGATTAGAGAAACCAATGATGGAATTATACCCCGGTGATAAACCATCGATGAAAAATATATACGAATCAAAATATTTAGACACTGTTCAAAAGGATCGGTTCGATAGAGGCATTGAATTAAATAAAAAATCTAAAAACCCTGGAAAAACAGGGGTTATTTCATTACCAACAACTGCTTCAACATTTTCTGAAATTCGCGACGATGAAGAAGATAATATGATGTCTTTAACTGGGGAAAAAATCAATACAAAGGATTTCAATCACAACAATATGCAACCTTTTTTAAAAGGAAATATTACACAAAATACAAATGTAGAAAAATTTACACAAAAATTGGATTTTAATACAGGAGTTGATAAATTTTACATTCAAAAGAAAGAGATAGAACCTTTTAGTCTACCAGTTGCCGGATATCACAATATTAATGGGTCTAAATCAGAAAGTGATTTTTTGAAAAGACGATTAGTTTTATCTGAAATGCAACAAAGTGTAACACCATTCGAATCTATTCGCGTTGGTCCAGGTTTAAATCAAGGATATACTAATAAAGGTAGTGGTGGTTTTCAACAAAACAATTCATTAGAATACGCAAGACCTCGAGTTATGAACGAGTTAAGATCAAAAATCAATCAAAAAACAGGATTTTTTCCCATGGATTATAGAGCACCTATAAAAGGAACAGAACAACGTGGTGTTGTTAATCCGTTGAGAAAGAACAAACCAGAGAGAACATACATTCAAAAACTAAGCGACCTCATTGGTACTTCTTCATATATCAAAAAGAATTCTTTGAGACCAGAACTTGCTGTCAAAGCAGTAAATCGAAGAAATACACACAAGGAATACACTGGTCCTGTGAAATTTGAATTTTTGAAAGGAATGTCTTTGGGTGATGATCATGGTAAAAGCAATATCATGGTATATAATACAGAGAGACAAGAAACTCAGACAAAAACTGTTGTTTCAAATGTAACAAGCACAATTAAAGCTATTGTTAGTCCTGTTATGGATGTTCTTAAATATTCTACTAAAGAATATCTTGTAGATTCGGCGAGATCTGAGGGAGGTAATGCTGTTGCACAAATTCCAAATAAATTAACAGTTCATGATCCAAATGATCTTCTTAAAACTACTGTGAAAGAAACCACAGTACATGATAGTGATACTTTGAATCTTACAGGTCACGATGGTACGTATTCTGCTTTAAATGACATTGCTAAAACAACAGTAAAAGAAACTCTTGTTCACGATAGTACATTTTTAAATGTCAAAACAGCAAATGAAAATTCATACCTTGCAAACGACGATAAGGCAAAAACTACAAATAAAGAAACATTGCCGGTTATAGATACTGTAAGAAACATCGGAAAAGCAGTTTACAAAGTACACACGTATGATCCAGAAGTTGTAGCAAAGAAAACTATTAAAGAAACAACTATCAAGGGTAATAACGAATTAGGATTCATTGGTGGTGTTATAAATAGTATTCTTGGGGGATATGCAACATCCGAAGTAGAACTTAAGAATACACATAAACAATTTACTGTGGAAAATCAAGAAATTGGTATTGCAAAATCCATTAATGATCATAGACAAGTAAGTAGAGAAGCAGATGAAAATATGGAAATAGACCCAACAAGAGAACAACAACTAATTGCTGCTGGTCATACTCCAAATGCAGGAGGTGTGAATATTCCAGTTGACAAGAAAAATATAAATATGAAAACAAACAAATTGATAGGAGATAGTATTCCTATTAGAAAGACAGGAAATGTCAATGTAATATATCAAAACTCTCCTAATGTTGAAAATGTTTGTAAACTTCCAGCATCTGATAAAAAGAATGCGTTTGTAAATCGTCTGGATGGTAATGTAATGACATCTTTAACGAAAAATGATTTTAATATAAATATAAATCCCATTGTAGGTATAGTATCATAAATGTATGACATTTTTGTTGACACGAAAATTATAGGAGATTATTATCACAATGTTCACATAAAACCTAAACAAGATACAACAATTGTTTGTAAAAACACATCATATGTATATTCTAGAGGTAATATAGCATTATCATATGATGATAAGGGTGAATGTTATTATTGTCTTTGTTCAAAAAATTCACACCTTGTCATTGGACCTGGTTTTGGTGATACCATTATTCCATTAAAAATAGCATTTGGAAATAAATACAGATTATCTGTTGAAAGTTTTGTAGCACATACTGAAAATATTCATATGATTAATCAATCTGATTGTTATGTTGCTAATTGTCAAAATGGAGATTTTGGATATATTTGGTTATCATGTTGTGGTAATTATGATGACATTTCAATAAAATCAGACGAAGAATTAACTGTAAGCAAAAATAACTTTGTTGCGTGTCACGATAACACGAAGTATTCTAAGTTAGAACATGGATTTCATTTTAAAGGACCATGTGTCATTATGATACAAACAAAAGGGGTTAAAACATTGACAAAAACAGACCACATAGTATCAGATACGTTTAAAAATATTATAAAATATACCAATTCTAATGTTCGTGGAAAATTGCGCAATATATAAAGCATTGCATTCTTTTATATCTCAGTAAAGGATCAAAATGCTTCAGAGTCTCGTTGATACAAAAAAAGATATAGGTGAATTACTACAAGACATATTATCAGTTCCTATATCTGAAAGAATCTATCAAATTTTTACAACAAATCAAAAACAAGGTCTTAAAAAATTTCAACAAGAATTGCAGGAAATTTCAAAATGGAATAATTATATAATCGAACAAGAAACAAAAGAAATTACAAAAAATATTTCATATGATATATCTCATTTATTGAACATTTATATTAAGACATGTTTAAAAATTAAGTTTTTTGAATATCATAAAAAAATTAATCACATGAACATCATGATACCTTCATTAGAAGATTTCATTCACAGATGTCTTGTAAATGTTTCAGATTTCGCATGGAAACATGCTTATTTGTTTACACAATCTTTGAAATCTGTTGAAATACAAAATAATATGAATATTATTGAATTCAATATCAAAAAAATCATTAACAAAACTTTAAATCAATATGTAAATGGTAAATCAACTATAGAATATTTGAATAGATTGATGAACAAATCTATCAAAAAAAACAAGAAGGATAAACCAAAATCAACAAAAACAAATAATGAAATTCAAATACAGAATATTTCTTGTGAAACTGAGGAACTTGCACAATGTAGTAACGAAATTTCAGAAAGAAATGTCAAGGGAACGGATGATTTAAACAATGATGTAGAAGAACAAGAAGATGATGAAAATGAACAACAAAATGATGAAGAAGAAAGAGAAGATGATGAAGAAGAACGAGAAGAACGAGAAGATGCTGAAGATGAACAAGAAGATGCTGAAGATGAACAAGAAGATGCTGAAGATGAACAAGAAGATGCTGAAGATGAACAAGAAGATGCTCCAAATGAACACGAAGGTCAGAATTTAATTATGAATGATAATTCAAGTGATGATATTGGAGAATATGAAGAAATTGAAAAATCACAAGACGAGATACATACGGTAAATTTTCAGAGTGATCGTAGTTCCTCAGATCTTGATTCAGAACCAGAATCATCGTCGAGTGATGAAAAAAATACTGAAGAAGATTTGAATGTAAAAATTGTAAAAATTGATAATGAAATAAATGAAAAGAAAAAGAAACTTTCTTTTTTCACAAATAAGCATTTATATTAGATATGTTTCAAGAATACAAAAAATACAGAGATTTGTTGTATGATTCTTATTCATGTAAATATAAAAGTTTCATGCAAATGATTAACAATTCAGAAAATGAACAATCTATTTCAATGACTAATGTTGAAAACACTCAACACAAGTGCGAAAATATTGATAATATATACAATATAGTTGATATAGATGATACAAAGGAATGTGAAGAAAACAAAATAACAAGCGATTAAGGTTTAATTCTATCTTTGTGAAAAATAGTACATTTCACTCTTTTTTTAAAAATAAATTAAAGTTTATTATTATTTTGAAAAATCGACAGAAATGTACTATTTTTCAAAATGTCGTCTTATCTATAAGAAGGATTTGTCTTTTTTACCTTTATTATATTTGTACTTTTCTTTTTTGTAAATACTCCCGAATCATATGGTTCGTCGTCTGCTTCTTCTTCAAATCCACGTAGATTACTGCGTTCGTCTTCAAGATGTTGTAGTTCCCAAATATCTTGACTACACATTTTGAAATTAGATTCGCTTGCTTTATACCAAAAAACTTGATCTTCCAACTTATTGCTTTGAATTTTATTATCAATTACTAAACATTCAAAGTTTTCCGTAGTTTGATTCATAACTTGATTAAATGCTTCAAAAGATGGAAACATTCCAGCATAGTTGTCGTATATTTTCTGCTTTTCTTTTAAAATATTGTTTCTGAAAATGAAAATATAATCAATATTGTTTCTTAACACAGGAGGCAGACCAAGTGCATGTTGCATAGTGATAAGAAAGAATATTTTATAATGACGCCCGTTCATAAAAATAGATCGTATATTGATATTGTTTATCCACTTTTTATCATATAAACAATCATCTAAAATTAAAAAAGATCGCGCGTCTATTCTAGAACTTCCTGTTAATTTTATCTCTTTTTTTCTTTCTGTTGTTATACTTATTTGACGATCTAAATATTTCTTCAAAGTACTTTCTTCACATTCGTCATATATTAACATTTTGGGAATGAATTTTTCAAAATATCCATTTGCTCTTTCTGTCGGACTTATAACAACACCAACTGGAATATCTCTATGATAATTGAGAATATCTTTCATACAGTATGATTTCCCTGTATTTCTTTTTCCAATAAATACAACAACCGAATCAGATGCAATTTTGGCAGGGTCAAATTTCTTCAATTCCAATTTCATTGTTAATAAAAGGTATAACTATTTTATTTATATATATTTTATTGATTATAGTGACGTAGATGGGCGAAATCCAGTAGATACATCGTCAGATATTTTTTTCAAATAATCAACCTGTATTACAGGTTCACCACCATGTATTGGTCTTTTCTGAATTTTATTCAAACATTTGTAATCAACTTCAAACATTGTATAAAACGCTATCGTCAATATTAGATATATGATTAATAATGTAACCAGATTTGATACAGTGTATAGATTATATGTTTTTTTATTTTTATCATATTCATGATATTGTATAAGTGCAAAAATGAACGAAGCCACAAGAAGTGAATATATGTAATACATTTCTACTCTAATTTCTTAAAAACATAAGTTTTATTCTTTTTGTAACACAGTATTTTATTATCTATATATAATATAAACATAACATAATGAATTTACAAGATTTGCGTAAATATCGATTCTATAATATGGCAATATTTGACCTAGTTGCTACATTCTTTATAGCATTTATAGTTCATTACATACTTTGGTCAAATCCTTTAGAAATGAAAGACAAATCGAAGAGAACAAGTTTGCAATACATTGTGTCTCTGTTATTAATTTTCTTGATGTTTATTTCACTCGGTGTAATATTTCACAGAATCTTCCGAATTCAATCCGCGTTTTCTGGATACATTGGTTTCAATGATATTGTTGTAAATAGGGATTTTTAATCGAAAAATCAAAAATATTTCTTCAAATGAAATAGGGTGCGTTTAAATGAGTTATATTACACACATCAATAGTTTATCCAAATTTACGTCCAACGATATTTTGAATAAGATAAATAATTTATTTCAAAACGATGTTGAATTCAAACAAAATGTAGTTGTAGACGGTAATTTGAGTGTAAATGGTACTACTGTATCTATAAACACAGATTCTTATAGTGCTGAAAACTTGGATTTAATTGGTAATAACACTAGCAATGCCCCTATTTTAAAAATTACAGAACTAAGTCAAGAAGGAAATATTGTAGAGATTTATAAAGACACTACATCTGTTATAACTGTTGATAATCTTGGAAATCTCATTACTAGCAATATCACGGTACATGGAGATTTAACAATCGAAGGAAAACTTAATGATGTTACTGTGTCTGAACTAGGTCATTTGAAAGGAACTAATGATAACATTCAATCACAATTAGACAATAAACAGAATATTTTAACAGCAGGAAATGGCATAAATATATCAGGTGAAGTTATAGAAACAGTACAACAAGATACTTTTAATTCATCCAATATTCATTCGCTGAATATAAAAACAAATAACATTTCACTTTTTGATCCATTTGCTACAATTTTTAATAAAAATGATGAAGTTCGTATGTATCCACCGGTTCATAACTTCACATATGATGCTAGTACTGTTGAAGGAAGATCCAGTTTACATGTTGTATCAGAGCAAGCATATGGCAATGGCACATACAAGGTAGAAATGAATCATCACATGCATGGATATAGACTTTTTAGTGATTCTGAAAATTGGAGTCCAGGACAATTGCACTACGGAGGATATATTGGTTCTGGTTTTGGAGCAACTGACTCAAATGGTCTTGTTGATGATTTTCATGCTTGGTGGGTTACACTTGAACTACCAGATGGAATATTTGTAAAAATGTCAAGATTTGAATTTAGTAGTGCGACCTCAGAGACTTTGAAAATTTTCAAAATATATGGGTCAAAAAATGGTATTGAATGGGATGAATTGTTTTATTCAACTGCAATAATGAATTGGGATGCTAATGGTAAAATAGGTGCTGATATAGATTCAGATGTATTTTATAAATATTTTGGATTCGCTCTTAATGATGTTGGGGGGAAATTGGTACAAAGTGCTACTTTTGGATCTTGGTATATATATGGTTATGAAGGAAGTGATCCGCAATTGAAAATAGATAATAGTTTGGATGTTAGTGGAGATTTAACAATTCAAGGTAATATAATATCAAAAAATTTAGATATGAATATTTTAACACCAGTAAGCACTTCATCTGGATATCAAATACAATGTAACAGAAATGGAAATAACTATCAATTTACAAATACAACTAATTGGTCTATTGCTAGTGATAAAAGAATCAAAACAGAAATATCAGAGGCAGATTATAAACTATGTTATGACAATATACATAAATTATCGTTAAACAGATACAAATTTATAGATGGAATTCATGGGATATCGAATAGAGATAAATACAGATTAGGATATATTGCACAAGATGTAGAAAAAATATTTCCAAAAAATATTATTATAAAACCAATGACGATTTATGATAATGAACAAAATAAAATACAGGTTATTAACGATTGTTTGTCGATAGATACTGATCAAATTCAGATGTCATTATATGGTGCGTTCAAACACATGATGACCAAAATAGAAGATTTAGAAAATCAAACTAGTAACATATTAGTGAAACTAAATTCAACAACGTATTAATATACTACCATGGTTACAAATATAGTCAATAGCAAATTTTTTATTTTTGATAAAATATGAAAAAATAAGATTTTATATTTAATTGGAATAAGCAAGACCACCCATTCCTGATAGAATACGGAGAACGTTGTAGTTTACAGCATAGATGTGAATAGTTCCTGATATTTTAGATTGTACTGATAATACAGCAGTGTCGATACGGGACATATTGAGGGTACCAGAAGGTTGATGTTCTTCGGGTTTAAGAGCGAAGGAATACACATTGATACCACCATTGTATACTGAAGGAGTGCACTCGTGGTGTTGATAAGGTTGTACAACAGAGAAATAGGTGCCATCGCGTTCAGCAAAACGGTCATTTCCATTTAATTGCATTTTAGCTTTAGTTACAGGATTTTTACCAATGATACGTTTATCATTGTCAACTTCGTCAGTGAAATTATTCCAATGTGGCGATTTACCACCTGTTTCATTTCCTCTGATTACCCATAAAAGTTCTTTGCAAGGATGATTGAAAGTCATTCTCACGCTCTTCATTGAAGAACTTCCTGCTTCGATATTATCAGTTCCGGTGAATTGTAATTGTTCAATAAGGTACTCGTGGGAAAGTTGTGCAAAACGTCTGCGTTCATCAGTGTCAAGGAAGATGTAATCTACCCATAACCCGGCATCTTGTAATTTGAAATTAGAAGCTTCGCCAGAAACCACAGCAATATCTTTGTCATTAGCGTAAGATATATTGATTTTAACTTCATGATACTGGAGGGCAATCAAAGGAAGAGCGAGTCCAACATTGCGACAGAACCAAAATTCAAGAGGAACAGTAATTTCGTAACTCTCGCCTCCTTTTAATGGAACAGCACTATTGGTTGCGTTGCCACCAACCATAGTCATGTATCCATCTTTTTTGCCAACAGGCATACTAAGTTCATTCCATATATATAACCATTCAGAATAATGTTTGTCGATTTTTTGACCACCAATTTCAAGTTCTATGGTTTTGAGTAATCTCTGTCCAAAATAAGGAACAAGATTATGAGACAGTAAAGATGATACCTTGAATGTTGCTCCACTTCCTGAACCAGTAGTACCACTGTTTGTTGTATCTACTCCTATTTCTGCGGTGGCACTAACAGTATATCCCGAACCCGCTAACTCGACTGTAAATTTTTCAATTGGACCTGTTGCTGCGTCTAAATCGATTTTAGTTACCGTTAATTTAGCAGCAGTACCTCCTCCTGTGGGGGCATCAAGAAAGAGTACATCATTTATTGCATAAGAATCACCCGCGGAAGAAAGAGTAATACCATCTGTTGTTATACCACCAGCAGCAGCATTATTCTTTATTTTAGCATTATAGTATATTCTGTTGATCAAGTCTCCATTACGTGTAATGAGAACACTTACTGAAGATCCTAAATTATTATTACCATTGAAGGATTGTTCAATAGCTTCAATGGCAAAGTTGGTATGACGACGATAGACAACTTTGAAGAAGGTTATTTGAGGATTTCCGGTTAAATAAACATCCTGTGCTCCGTATGCAACAAGCTGAAGAAGACCACCGCCCATTTATGTTATATTCTTTATACTATAATAGGAGAAAAAAA